TCTAAAGGTATTTAGACTGGACTTTTGATAAGATTTGATATTTAGTTATGCTAGAATAGTTGGATCTAGCTCTGCTGGGACGAGATCATCCTCATCTGCGTAGTGTACGAGGAAGTCGTAGCGCAGGGTCATCTCGATGGTGTGGAAGGTGTTTGATTCGTAGTTGAACTCACCTAGCTTGAAGCCTTTTGGATATGCACCGTAGAGATTGATGTGCGAGCGAGGGTTGCGGTGAGCGTCTAGCTGGTAAATGGTGACTGGACGCTTGAAAGTGACCGTATCATTTAGCTGTGCGCTGTCTGGTGAGATTGAGCCGCCTAGACCGCCATAGTGAACACCGTAAACTGGATCGTATACAGTTCTCATCCAAGAGAAGAGAGCCTTAGCAACATCACCCTTGACGAGGTTATCGAAGGTAAGGGTGATTTCCTCTGGGTTTGGCTTACCGGGATAGAAGAACTTCTCGTTGACACGGTGGACTTCGATATCCTCTACGGTAAATCCAGGTTGGGTGATTTGCTTACAGGCTAGAGTGAGCCTCTCTTGGTTGTCTAGACCGGGGATGTTTGAGAATAGACCGGGGAACTTGGGAATGTGAATTTCCCAGCTATATGAGCGGAACGAATCCAACTCGTGACTCAGCGTGTGACCTCCAGTGGTGAGGTCTACTGCGCGTTCTACATAGTAACTGCCGTCTGCCATCTTATCTTATATAGGGGTTAGATGCTTGCTTGCTGATTTGTGACATTCAACTCAAAGACTAGGACTTCGGCAGCCTTAGTGGGCTTGATTTGAACGGTACACCAGAGTTCATTGCGATCAATGCGGAGAGGGGTGTTAGTGGACTCGTCACAGATTACCTTGTAGGAGGTAATGCCACGGCGAGCTTGAATGTCTGCGAGAGCAGGGTTGAGGGTCTCACGAACCTGTTCCCAAAGGATCGGATCGTTTGGTTCAAAGACGAACGGACGAGTACCTTCTAGGATGAGTCTGCGGAGATAGATCATCAAGCGACGAACATTGATGCGGTCCAGGGCTGACGCTACTCGTTGAGTAGTGCGCTGACCATAGATTGCGATGCCGTCAGTGTTGAACTTGACGATTGGGTTTACAACATTGCCGCCGCCGTAAAGTGCGTCACGATCACCTTGAGTGAGTTTGACCTCAACATCGGTTGGCTTGGTGAGGCGACCACGAAGCAGACCAGCGGGAGCGAACCATGATTCTGCGACACGATCAGTTAGGCACATTTGACGAATGGCAAAGATAGCAGGATCGTAGAACTCATCGCTTCCAGTGAAAGCGTTGAACACTTTGACCCAAGGCCAGTATACTGCTGCGTAGCTGCTGTTCAGCGATGCGCTACGACCAGTTGCGTTACCGTTAGTCCACTCAATCGCTTGTTGTGCTGTAGTGAAGCCAAGTGGCGGTGCAAGCACAGCCAGGAACTTCTGAGTTGTTTCAGCTAGAGTAACGAGAGAGTTTTGAATCGCCTCAGTAGAGATGCCAGGGCAACCTACTAGGGTAACAGGAACATCCTCAAGATCAAAGGCGTAGAATCCAGTATTGGAGCCGGGGCTGCCGATGAAGGCTGTCTTGATATCGTCTCCAGTTAGGTCTCCACCAAAGTCGGATGCGTCACCGTTCTTACCATAAGCTAGTGAGTAGTTACCCCCAGCGAGCTTGAGGAACTTGTAAGTTCTATCTCCACCAGCAGTGGTGACTGCTCCTGTGCGGTTTACATAGGTAGCTTGGTTGGTGTTTGCTTGCGTCCAATCAGTTGGTGGTGTAGTGGCAATCGCCGGAGCAGAGACTACGGCGGACAGGTTCCCATCCCAATCTTCAGACGCAGCACCACTAACAACTTTGAAGGATGCTTTGATATATTGGGAGGTTACATTGTCTGTACCAAGGTTGATAACATCTTCGGGCCAGAGAGATTCTCCAGCAGTAGACGCTTCGTAGAAACGAGTGAGGAACTCTTCCTTGAGTGCGCCGTCGCTTTCTACGGTCAGGTAGTTTCTGCCTTCGTGACCACCTCTAACAAGAACTCTCAAGCCTTGCTTGACAGGAACACCCACATCGTTAGTAGTGCTTAGATAGTTGTACCCCTTACCAGCATATTGGGAATTTACTCTATAACCGCCTAGGGTACTAGAAGGAACAAATGTTACTGAGTTTGAGATGCCAGATGCAGTCCAAACATTAGCGGCATCACCATCCACAAGGTTAGCAGCACTAATTTTTGTTTGTGCGCCTGAGAAGGTAACGGTGAAGTTTGAGCCACTTAGGGATGCGTCCGTGTCTAGAAGTTGGGTCCACTCAAAATCACCGACATTCCAGGGGGTAGCAGAGACCGCTGCGCCGTCAAAATCAAGGGAGTCGCCAGCAGTTGTTGCAGAGGAAATGTAAGACTTGACAACTTGGAGTCTAGCAAGATTTCCAGCGTCCCTGCCTACTACCCAACCTGAAGTACCATCTGCGTAAGCACCCAATCCACCATCAATGCCGCCGTAGGCTGAATCGACTGCCTTTGTTAGGATATCAGCCCATGCCTGAGCGGAGAGGCTGGTGTCGGTAAAGTTTGCGGCAGGGATAGCACCAGTTACACCGGGACGCTCACGATAAATGTATACAGGGGTTGGGTTCTGGCCGATTGTGTTGCCTTCCCAGTCCAGTACATTGAAGTCTACTCGATATGCGGTGTCCTTATCTAGTTTATTGAAATCTACGATAGCGTTAGGACACATACCGATTGGAATATCTTCCCGTGCTTCGGCTACTTGGTCAGTCGCTACGCGAACATAATATAGCTGATTGCTTTGCTCTAGAATCTCAAGCGCACCTTCAAGACCTTGACCGCCAGTGACTTGATCTGGATTGCCAAAAGTTCTTAGTAGTTGTGCGGGTGAAGTAATTAGGGTTGCGTCGTTTAGCGGACCCCTTGCGGCAAAACCAGCAATGCCTACAACTGTTGGGTTGATAGACGGGCTATAAAACGAAGTATCGTTTTCAAAAGTGTAGACTCCTGGTGAGGTGAAGTTTGGCATGATTAGAAGATTTCAACTAGGCGGCGTCTCTTGAGTTCAAGCAAGGTATCTGTGAGAGCATTCTCTGGGACTATAATACGCTCTTTGGGAGAGAGCCACTTGTGAGAAAACTCTCCTGCGGACTTGAGAATGATCTCCAAGCCCTGTCTTGAGCAGTTCTGTACGGTTACAGTCTTCATTTCTTTATTATTTAGGCTTTGGCAGCATCAAAAACCAGAAGATTTCGGTCCCTTATTGGAAAGGACCGAGTAGGTACGCTCCGCCCGGACCCACCAGATACGCTCCGCCCGGACCTAAAAGCTCAACAGTCTCTCCGGGTCCGCTAATAATGCCGTCTTTGTAGAGGATCTCTTCAGAGGCATCGTCAATAAATACAACTTGGTAGTTGAACTGCTCGATCTCCCCATTACTTTGAAGAAGGTATTTGGGAGAGGGAATATATCCTTCAATTCTAAGGTTGATTGTTTTCCTCAGAAGTCTATCCTCTCTATCTCCCAAATCAACTTGATCCAAATCAGATACACTTTCAATAAAGGCGTGAGTGTACACATTTAGATCTGTAGAGATTCTCATGTGTGGATGAAACTGCTCCATAATGTACTCAAGCATTTGGTACATATCGCTGTTTGTTTTTGCCCACAAATGAATCTTAGCTTCTAGATCCACCGCTTTGGGAGCCAAGGAGATAACTCTTGAAAAGCGACCTGTCTTTACGCTTTTGACTGTCCAGTATTCAACATTGAAGTTGGGTCGGTTTCTAGACTCTGATGGTTGTATGTTGTTGATATCGAATGATATTATAGGCAGCTTGAGGTTTCTGCTCTTCTTCATTCTGGCGACGGCTCTCTCAGGTCGTGCGTAAATAACCTCTACGCTTTCGTGAGACTCATCAGGAAGAGTAATGTTACAAGACTTTAGATTGTTTAGCGTTGATTTTATTAGTAGTCTTAGATACCTATGAGAGCGATAAGGATTATCTACAGACGCCTCAAAAAGTTGCTTTTTGATTCTATCTGTTGGTCTGGAGCGACCATAAGAATAACGCGCTCCATCTACGCCATTGTAATAGGGATCAGGTGCGTTTGCTGAGACGAGTACCATTAGTATGTGCTGAACATGGGCGGCTCTTCTACCTCTTCCACAAGTTCTCGGATAAGGTCTTCTTTTTCTTTCTGCGCCTCTTGGATAAGCGCAGCACCGTTGAGTCTAGCTCCGCCATCCGGGGATGGGAGAACATCGTACTTGCTTCTGATTTGACCTAGAATCTCTTTGCATACACAAAGGGAATATCTTTGTAGCCAGTTGATAAATGCGTGATGTAGTGTGTTGGTGTTGAGGCTCTTATACTCAACAATAACAGTCTCCTTAGCGGAAGCACTTGGGCTTGGTGATACCCAAATGTACTTACCGTTCATAATCTTGAAGCTGCCTTCCCGCCCAAGAACCTTTCTAGTTGACTTGAGCCACATCTGCAAGATGTAGAACTCGCTGATGCTGAAGTCGGTAAAGATGAAGTTATCCTGGAAGTATCTAATGAATAGGTCGGATTCTAGGGAACCGTTTGCAAACGGTACAGACAGGAGATCCTTCTTGTACGCTACATAGCGCACATTATTCATAATGTATTCTGGCAGTTCGTAAAGATTATGAGTAGATGAGGTTTCAAATCCAATGACTGAAGTACACCAATCAGGCGCGTGGTAATCTAGCTTGCTGATTGCCTCGTCAATAGCAGTCATTATTTGGAAGTCTTCTAGCTCTACACGAACTACGGGATATCCTAGCCTTGCCATGCAGAAGTCCTTGATGCTCCGATAGAACTCGTTGAACTCCACATCGTTGGCAAAATACTTCCTGTTCAGGGTAGTATAGTCAATCAAGCCTTCTGGCTTGAAGGTATCAGATCTGTTGGAGGTTCCGGCTTGCTCCGAAACAAGTGGTCCCCAAGAGATTGTCGGCTTTACTGGAGTGTCTGCCATGCTATCCTTATATACGGAAGAAGCCCGACCTAAATGATCGGGCTTCTAGGAGTTTCTAGTTACTTAGATTAGTAAGCTAGATCAGTGTTTAGACCTCTATCAGCCTTCTTGAACGGTGTGGTGAGGTAGCTGCTGTCTGCGCCAATGATTCGGATAATCCGATAGAAGCGTGAAGCAGGGTTGATCTCGACCGAGCCGTAGCGGGTGATTAGACCCTTACGAGGCTGGAAAGTCTCTGGGTCAGTGATGGTCGGTAGCATCTGGATTGGGATGTATGGCGCGTAGATGAAGCCAGCATCCATTGGTGATGCACCCTTGTAACCCATGAGGATTTCGTCTTCAGGGTAGAGCGGGTCAACATAGACATCGTACATACCCATCCACTTGCCCTTGTAGACGACTTGTGCGCCTAGTGAGCCAGCGTTCTCCATGCCAATACCACCTTCCATCTT